ATGGGATTATTTTCATCAAAAGAAGAAAAGGAATCAAAGGAACAACAGAAATTACAGGATGCACTTGATACATACGAACTAAATGACCTTGACATGAAATATGCACAGTCGGTTAGATATATACAGCAAACTCTAGCTGCAGCAAATGTGATGGAAAACGGCGCTTTTCTTGCTGGCATGAAGGGAGAGGAAAGCATTAAAATTACTTATCTTAATACATTGATAGAGCAGAACTGGATTATCATTCGCCAGCTTGACGAAATATCTAAGAAACTAAGTAAATAATATAATTGTTAATAAGCCCAGGGGTCTAATTCCTGGGTGTTTTTATATAAATATTTCCATAAAACCATTGACAAGCACGTTTATACGTGCTATAATATATACATAATCAAGGAAAGGAGGAAGTCCAGTGGGTAAGAAACATAAGAAAAAACGAAAAGAAAGCCTTTACAACTTAATCATTAAAGCAATGGTCGCCACCGCCGCTTTAATTACTGCCATAGCAGAGTTAGTAAAAGCTTTCAAATAACTAGACGGGGAGAGAAATCTCCCCTACCTAAAATAATCTTACCACATTGGATTTAAATTGTAAAATGAAAATGATGTCATTTAATACACTGTTTTTTATCTTTTCGCTTATTTTAGCAATAACAACAAACTGGGCAGTATATGCTTGTATTTTTGTTATCTGCGCATCTTTACTAATGTTACTAGAAGTGATTCCGAAACTCTGGAGGTATTATGCGATTAAAAGAAATAAGAATAAGTAAAGGATTATCGGTCCCTAGCCTCGTTGAATTAAGCGGGGTTCCTAGGCGAACGATACAAGACATTGAGAAAAGCGGTAATTGTAAAGTAGACACAGCCATTCTGCTGGCCGACGCTCTGAAGGTTACCCTTGATGAGCTATGTAGAGATAACCCGGAGGAGTAGCCCCCGGGTTTTTCTTAAGATAACGCTTTAATTGTTCCTGCTCCTATCTGCCAGCCAGAATTATTCTCCCAATTCCATCCCTGCATTTCTGCGTACATAAGAGCAGCTATTCTGGTCTTTGCAGTGTATTTACCATCAATAGGTATAACATAGGTAGGGTTGGCCTTGTTAAGCTGTTCCTGGAGCCATTTAACAGCCTTAATGTCTGAATTTCTGGTTATTGGACCGGTTGGGATGTATTCGGAATACTCTTTTAAGAAAAGTGAGGCTTCAACCTGCCTTCTGTCAGTCAGTCCATTAATTACTTTTCCACCTGATCTATTCCATTCTAGAAATTCTGCTGCAGCTCCGGTGTAATCTTTTATATTTATTTTTTTTAAGAGTGTGCTCTTTTTTAATGCATCGGCTCCACAATTATAAGTAAAGCTTACTAAGGCATCAAACATATTTTGTGTGATTTCCGCTGTCACGTTATCATTTACAGGCTTCTCGTATTTCTTTAAATCTTCTTGTAGCATAGCTTCAGCTTCCGCCTGCGTTATTGTCATTCCGGGTTTTACGTCTGGCCCATAATGGCCATAACCGATAGTGTAATACTTCTCTGTTGGAAGAGCTTTGTATGCTTTTAACCGGCAGCTCTCAAACTGCTTTAAGAGAGCAATCCCAGACGCAGATGTTGTTTTAAACATGGTTAATCCTCCTTTTTCCCGTCTTTTTCTATCAAGTTCCGCATAGCTTCATATAAACCGGTACTTGCCAGGCCGCTTATCATACCACCTAAAACTACTGCAGCATTTATATTGGGGATGTTGGTAAGTACATTAATTAAGGTGCCGACTGCCAGCATAGTGATAGGTATGTACTGGTTGTTGAATCCCTTAAATGCATTTTTGAGGGCATATCCCAGACATAAGCATATTCCAAGGGTTACAAGATTTACATATTGCATTAAAAAACTGATATCCATATAAAATCCTCTCTTTCTATTTCAGCCCTATCTTTAGGGCAATGAAACCTAAAATAATAGTTACAACTCCAGTTACCAGAAGCCACTTGAACTTTTCCCACTTATCAGCGTCTTTTCCTTCCAACTTTGTTAAGCGTTGGATTGTTTCATTCAGATCAGTTCTCATGTACTTTGTTTCTACCGCCAACTCCTTTATAGCAGTAACAAGGGAATTGGTTTCCTTCATTTCTGCTTCTACTTCATCTAGGCGAATCTTGTTTGATTTGGAACGTTCATCTATTTTTATCAGAGTCTTTTCCAGCTCATTAACCTTTTCTTCTAACTGCATTTATGCTACCTCTCATGTGATTAATAATAAAGAAAGGAGAGCTTGCGCCCTCCTATGATAAATCTGCTAATATTTCTGTTTTCTCTGTTTCTGTCAATTTAGTATACTCTGCGATAATACCCTCTGCTGTCCTGTTTTCCTGTATCATTCTTGCTTTTAAAGCATTTACAAAAATAGATTTTTTCCATGCTGGCATAGCTTACACCCCCATCATTTCAGCAAGCGCAATCTGTACTGCTGCAAGTTGTTCTTTTACATCGTCAATCTCTGTTTTTGGCACATCTTCGTATAACGGTGTGTGAATGGGCTTTGATGTATCAATGCTCTTAAGAATCTTTCCTGTTGGGATTTCTAGCCAAAGAAATGGAATCCCAACAGGTTCCAATACATCCCCGCTACCCTGATAAATTATCCTACCTGTTGTATCATAAATTACTAATGTTTTCATGTTTTCTCCTTCCTTACTCCCATGCAAACCAATCAAATAATGAGTTATTCCATGCAGGTATATATCCATTGTAATAATCCCCTGTACCTCTGCAATAATCGTTGTTAAAGGCTGTTTGATAAACAATTCCATTACCAGCGTCAGTAAATATACCTTCACTGAAATATACACCGACATAAACACTAGAACTACCAGAATTTCTAAACATTACGATTTTAGGGACAAAAGTTAATCCGAGGTTAGTAATGGGTATCATGTAATAAGTGTTATAATTATAATGAAATGAGCGGCATTGTACCAACGTAGCACTGCTAAGATTTATTTGTCCGCTTGCAAACCTTTTACCAGATATAGCCGCCCCAGCAATCCCTAAAATATTTTTCCCACTCAAAATATTTTGAGGTAGTAAATCTGGTGCTTGAGCAGTTATATACATATCCCCATCAATACACTGTCTTGTATTTGCAAGGCCTGGGCGAATATATATTCTATTTATGCCATCAGGGCTATAATTTCCAACAACTACTCCAGCTGAGGCGATATGAGCAGAGCCGCTAATAAGACCAGGATTAACCGGTATGTTTCCGGTTACCAATGCCCCATCAACATAAGCTTTCTTTCCAGAAAGAATATCGTTTGCAACTGCATCTCCGGCACTTGTATCTACAACATTCACATTACCAGCTACACCGAATATACTTACGCCTGATTTAATGTTACCCGTAACAAGATTAGCGTCCCCTTTGACAGTCTGTGCTCCGGAAAGATATTGACCAGCTGCTATGGTCTGGTCTGTTGTTCCAGGTGTGTATGTTGCAGCTGCTTTGCTTACTATGGTACCGGTTATTTTATTCCCGTTGACATAAGCGGTAACGCCTGCTAACATCTGTGAGGCTAAAGCTGTGGCATCCGCAGTAAATGTTCCTGCAATTCCTCCAACCGTAACACCTGCCTTTATAACAGCTGCAGCAATGTTTGTTATAGCTGCTTTAATCTTTCTTAATCCGGAATGGTACCCTTGGGATATTGTATACTCTGCTCCTTCGGAAGTTAGATTGATAGTTTCTGCGGCCGTAGGACCGATATTGGCCATAGTCCCGGTGCCACCGATCTCGGTATCACTGCTGTATTTTTTTCCAGCTAGTACGTTCGAAGCAGTGACGTCTCCCTCCGCACTAGCTCGCAAGAAAAAACAGCTACCGGTTGCATCGTACCATATCGTATAAGGTCTATTTGCTATTATATTGGGTGCAGATGTCGTTCCCGGTTTATAAACATTCACTCCGTTTATTGTAGTAGCTGCTCCAGTGTTATTTGCAATGGCGATAAAATTCTTGATAAATCCATCCGTTAAAGTGACCTCTGTAAGAGTAATTGCCGTACCTGACCCCCCGGCTTTCTGATACTTCGCAGCTGTAAAAAGATGCTTATCAATAGTGTCCCAGTTTGTATCCTGGACGGTAATATCCGGGGGGCTGTCCGTAAGCTCTATTTTCCTTAATCCTAAATTCGTTGTGGTCTTCATATATCCTCCTTTAAGTATCTGAAACTGTAACAGATATTGTATAGCTATTTCCAGCGTTAACCGGATTAGGGTTAATTACAATCGCTGAAATAGTAGGCGCTGTTTGGTCTAATACCACTGTACGGGTAACGGTTGTTGTCTTTCCAGCTGCATCTGTCGCAATAACCGTAATAGTATTAGTTCCAAGGGAAAGACTAACAGATTTGTTAAAGTTCCCTCCTGCATCCACTGTAACAGCTGTCCCATTTACTGTGAGGGTGACAGGACTGCTTGTTGCATCATTCGTCACTCCAGCGACGGTTATTGATGCTACATTTGTGTAAGTAGTAGTATTTGCAGGGGTGCTGACAGAAAGTGTAGGCGGTACCGTATCAACAGTAAAGGACCGGCTTACTGCCGTGGCTGCATTTCCGTCATTATCCTGGATGTTTACAGCTACCGTGTGGCTACCATCTGTCAATGCTGTTTGTGGTACATACGTGACCTGATACCCGTTAGTTATACCGGATACTGTCACCCCTGTGCTGGTATTTGTAAGTGCTGTCCCTCCATCCACCTGAATGGACAGTGAACTAATTTTTATACCAGAGCCGTTTGTTTCATCGATAACCGTGAAAGTAATACTTGGTGTATTTGTTGCCAGATATGCCCCGGCAGTCGGTGCAGTGAAAGAAATAACCGGCTTTGTAAGCTCCTTTACTGTAAGCTTAAGGCTGTTTCCAAGAGTGCTGTCAGTATCATCCTTGGAGGTTACATTACCGGCCTGATCTGTGGCTTCAACCGTAACCGGATAATAATGACTGGCATTGACATTATAGCTCGTGATAGAGGGTGCAGCGATTGTTCCTTCATACTTCCCAGAAGTTGAATTGTAGGTCAACGTAGTCCATACACCGTTTATCTTTACTCTAACTTGACTTACTGCCATATAACTTATCCTCCTTTCTTAGAATATTCTTATATCTGCCCATGTAGATAGTTCTGAAATTGATTCCCAATCGGAGTAAGCATCTCTTAATAGCTCCCATGTATTTTCTATGACTGCCACTTCAATCCGAAGTTGAGAAGAGGTTAAAGCGGTCATTTTTATAGTGTTCCAATCCGGGTTACACAGTCTTACAGTGTTCCAGTCTTTTACTTGTGCTACATTGCTCCATGAAGCAGAGTTTATATTGACTTCTGTTATTTTTAACATTCTTCCCCCTTTACATAGGAGGGATATAGTTCTTTACTGCTTCCCAATTTGTAAATGTCTTGACTGCCCTCCAGTCTGCGAAATTGTTCTTCGCATCCTGCCATAGTGCAAAGTACTTAATTACTATTAGTCGCAAATGAGCCGGCACTAAAGGCTTAAGCGCTCTTTCAATATCTTCATAACGATAATCCTTCGAATTATCAGGACTCAAAACTCTTACTCTTAGTACGCCATATCCTGGATAAGGATTCCCAATTTCTGCAGATGCAAAGAACGTCACCAGACAATCAGACCCTGAGATTGCACTAGCCACGTTCTTTATTGTAGATTCATTAAGTTTATTTCCTTTATGTTTTAAGGATAGAATATAGTTTTTTCTTTGCTCCAGGGTCCCTTGTCCTTTTATACCAAGAAAGTTTTCTTCTCGTGTTATGGCATCATTCGAAGCAGTTTTTATGAAAAGGTCAGATTTTACACCTTCTTTTACAGCATAAATAATATCCAATTCTAAGTTCTGGGCATCAATAGTAGTTTTAATTTCCTTTATCTGATACAGAAAGTCGGGCATATACTTTTTTAGGTTTGTTACCCTATCTGCAGAAGCGATTACCTCTAAATATAGGTTGTATCTCGAATCATCTGCATTAATAAAGGTGCTTTGCCCATTTTCATTAATCTCAATTACAAGACTGTAATTACCTGCTACGCTTGGTGCTAATGCATCTTTTGACCAAGTGCCATTCCCATTATCAATCAGGCTATAGGTTTTACCGTCCACCGTGTACTTAATATAGTTTATCATCCTGTCACCACCAGATTAAGGCTAGTTAATACCGGTATTTCGTCCCCATTTAAGACTATATCAACAACCCCTCCATTGATTACAAGATTATTGGTATCTGCGATACTTGGACAGTCTAAGATGGTACTACCAAGTCTCATATAACTAACACTGTTTTTAAGAAAGGTTATTGAAGCAAGGTATTCCTTTATAGCTTCGTACACTCCTTCCGTGGATGTATAGCCCTCTGCCAGAATTACATTACCTGATACAGATATATTTTTCTGTGTTCCTCCGGTTACAGTAACCTTACTGCCGATAGGAGCTGCCCCGTTGCCTTTTCCTTCTATTCCAGGGTCAATGTATTCCTGAAATTCACTAATAAGTGTACTACCTGCCGGTAGATAGTCTGTATTTGTTATGGCCACTTTTACAGTATTTCCGCCATTCCAGAGCGGAAATATTTTAGACCTTCCAACGCCTGGATATTCATTCGCCCATTGTTCATACTGTGTCAAATTGCCATCCTGGGAAGGGTTTTTCATGTAATTTCTAAATCTTTCTCTAAATGCTTCGGTACCTTCTTCATCTAATCCTGGTATAAGAAGCTCTGTCAAAGATGCTGTTTCTAATCCCTCTATGAACTCAATTGATGTAAGCGGGCCAAGGTTTGTATTGGCTTCTGCTCCTGCTATTTCGCATTCCATTTTATAGGTTCCTGTGCTAATCTTTTCAATTGAAATGTAGCTTAAGGCTCCTAAAGAAAAACGGGACATCAAAGGAATATCTATGTTAAATTCACCTTTCAAAATTGCTTTTGTTGCCGGTTTTGGTTCTAATCCATATTCCTGGACTATCCGGATAAGTTCATCCCGTGGGGCCGTGTCAGCGAATGCCATATTTAATATTGTGTCCATATCAATATAGTTTTCAGCCAGTTCCCATGCACAAGCGGCGAGCGAGTTGTAAATAACGCTTCCTTCACTGGTATCAATAGCAGAATCAAAGGATTGTACTCTTTGTAGCATCCTTTGCATTAAGAAATCAAAAGTAAAGTTCTCAAACACTCATTGTCACCTCCCCGTAATCTGTATTTATGGAAAAGTTCCCAGATAATTTATCATTTTTAAAACTTAAATCAATGTTGGATATGCTCTTAATATGTGGGTTTGCAGTCAGGCAATCTGATATAATCCTCGGAATTTCAGTATCAAGATATTCCTGTGTTACCGTTTGACCTATTAATTCCTCTATTTCGCTACCATAGTCCCACGAATATATGATATGTCGATATCGTGGTGTATGTAAGGCCATATATGCCCAGGCTTTAATTGCTTCAATTCCTGTTACTTTTTTCCCTGTGAGCTGACCGGTTGCAGAGTCTATCTCGTATTCAACAGGTTCTTTTACAGCTTCTATTTCGCTGTCTATTTCAAATGGAAAACTCATCCTGTCACCAGCCTTTCTGTAACTATAAACAGGTTGTCTATTTTAAGTACCAGCACTGTATCTCCGCTTTTTAAAGGCTCAATATATTCAGAAGCCCCTTGATAGCCAGTTTTTAGATGTTCGCTTAAAAGAAGGTCTTCTGCATCTAAATTGAATCCATTTACATTGCATCCATTTCCTGCTTTCATAACTCCGATAAAGATATTACTATCAGATTTGTGTAAGCCCTTAATTTTCTCTACAAGTTTTTCTGCTGTTCTATCACTCAAGCTTCCACCTCCTGTATATCCATTAGATTTTTGAAAGTCAGGTCAAGTGACATGGTGTATACTCCGTTCTGCCATGTATGTGTATCTGTATCAATCCAAAACTTACCCCATAGTCCCGTTAAAGAATCTCTGATCTGAACGCCGTAACCGCTTATACAGGCTGTGTTTCCCAGAGCTTCAATACTTGCCTCCTGGTTTATTCCAGTGAGCATATTCTTGGCCGCCGTTGTCTGGTTGACTCCGTCCTCTTTTGTATACGCTCCTTGGAAGATTCCGTATTTATTTATCCATTCGTCAGTTTTAACCTCTCCTATTTGGTTTCCCTTATCGTTGTATATCCTGACTTTATTAATCATGCTATCAAGGGATTCCGAATAAGAACTTGACGTAATATTGTAATCATCCTGCAGTAAGAAACCAGTCACTATATCACCTTTTTCAATGACATTTAGCTTTCTGCCTATCATTAAAGGCATATATTTCTTTCCGGTGCTCTGGTAAGCTTTGGTATATGCCTTCATGATGATATTATAAATGTTTTCACTATCAACAAGCATTTTTTTAACCGGTACTTTGGTTTCAACTAGCCTTCCTATTCCTACCTGCAGGTCATTGCATACAGTCCTTACGATTGCTTCCGGGGTAGTATTTTTAAAGATATATGTACCAGAGCTTTTTAAGAGCCTGTTTAGGTCATCATAGGAAGAATATTGGACTGTCCCCTGTTCGCTCTTTCTTTCTCTGGAATAGACCATTGTGTCAATGAGCAATGCTCCACCATCCGTTAAAAGCTTTAGCCTATCCCCTATGGAAATATTTATTTCTTGGATATTCTTTTCAATTGGACTGTATATGACTGTGATTTCTAATTGCCTACTTGCCTGGCCTACTGACCCACTCCAAGTTATTGTAGATACAAAATCGCTTATATCATATTCTTCACTATTGCTCTGTTTTAACCATTTCACTATCATGATATCATCACCCTTATATGTTGGCCTGCAGTGAGGCGGCTTGGATAACTCAAATTATTCTGATTTGCAATCGCTTTGGCATTGGATGAACTGCCTGTGGTCCGTTTTGCTATGCTTGCCAAGGTGTCACCTTGTTTTACCGTTACAGTAGTGGTCTTAACACTCTTCGTCTCTCTGCTGCTCACCGGTTTAATGATCTGCGTGGTGTGCTTATCAATAGAACTTACCTTTTTAGTTTTCAACTTAGGTATCCTGTACTGCTTCAACTCCATCGAATAATAAATATCGCCTGTTCCGTCCTTCCTAGAGTAGTTAAAACTCTCAATGGTTACCAACATATTGGTTGTGCCTGTTATTATCAATCGTACCGGACTATCCATCCATGATTTAATCAGGTCTACACATTCCTTTGGAGTCGGAAAGTCTTTATATGCTACAAAATTGTATTTCTGCTTTGGAAAGAAGGAGGATATATTTGTTGTAGCAAGAGCTTTCTTTCCAATCAAGTTAACCTCTCCATAATTAGTTATATCAACGGAAGTATTTTTAAATGCTTCTGTAATTTCGAAATCAGAGGGAAGGACCGGAAGACGTAATTTTTCTTTTCCTTGTTTTAACCAGATTTCCATTAAGCAAATACCTCCCCTCCTCCGTTATCGATTACTTTTATAATTTTATTAATTACTGCATCGGTAATAGCTTCGATATCACTATCATTCCTTACTATTATGGTATCTGCTATCTTATTAAGAATAACACTCTTTGTTCCCCTTCTTTTACCTTCTGCTCTGGCCATAGCAATAGATTTATCGTGAGGATAAACTCTTGTAGTCTTTGGTAGGTCCATGATCTCTCCGCCTTTATCTTGTGTTACTGCAAGACCTCCCTGCCAGTTATTAGTTCCTTTCGCTAAGAAAGGTATCTTAGGTACATTAATACTGAAATTCTTTCCTCCTAAGACTGGCACCCACTTAGGAATCTTTATATCCAATTTATTAATACCTGCAATGGCACCGTTTAGCAGTCCAATTACTGCATTTAAAGGAAGTGTAGCAAGGGATTTGAAACTCTGGAACACTCCTCCGAAAATAGTCTTAACACCTTCCCAGGCTTGTTTCCAATTACCTGTAAAGACTCCTTTGATAAAAGTTACTATCCCGGTGAAAATTTTCTGTATACCGGTCATGATTCCCGAAAAGCTATGAAACACTCCTGCAAATATGCCTACTGCTATGGCTAGACCAATTTTCATCTGGTTAACAAAGTTAACAGCCATATATCTGCCTACTACTTTTAATACTTTTAAGATTGTATTGATAATAGGTGGTATTGCTTTAACAGCTATGGAAATAACATTCTTAACCTTTTTAAATGCAGCGCCTAGTTTCTCCGTATCTCCTCCGCAAGCCTTGAAAATAGATTTTATATAATTTCCTAGCTTGCCCAGGAATGCCTTCACTTTTGACCAGTTTTTTATTATCAGAAAAGCCGCCAGGGCAATGGCTGCTATTGCTATAACCGCAATACCTGCAGGGCTTGATATGGCCATAAAAGCAGCTTTTCCAATATTTCCAAACTTTGAGAATCCTGTGCCAATTGCTCCCACGTTTTTCATTTTATCAAAAGCCCTGGCACTGCTTAATACTTTTACCCCGAAGTTACCCATTTTTACAGTTGCAGCTCCGACACCTGTTGTTAATTTTCCAAAAAGAAAGATTCCTGGTCCAATAGCTGCAGCAAGCCCAAGAAATTTTAATACACTGTCCTGCTGTTTATCTGAAAGGCTACTAAATTTCTTTACTAATCCATTGACAGTAGTAATTATTTTTGTACCAGCCGGGTAAAGTTTTTGACCGAAATTTGTGGCCAATTCCTTCACTCCTTCTGTAAAAATTCTTTGTTGGTTGGCAGCTCCGGAGCTGGTACGGGCAAAATCACCTTGACTGTTTTTCGTTGCATCCAGTACAAATTTATAACGTAATTGTACCTTTTCAGCCTGGGATAAGTTTGCATAGGAACCTTTTGCACTCTTTGCCTGATTCTCCAGAGCTTTATTAAGGCTTAACTGTGATTTCTTTGCTTCATCACTGTTTACGCCGTATTTTTTTATCTTCTTCGCTAAGTCGCTTTGAGCAAGCGCAACCTTAATACTCATTTCTTTCATTTTGACTGCTGAGACGGTGCTTTTTAAGAATCCATGAGAAACAGCATAAGCTTGTAAGGTAGTATCATTCATGATAACCCCTAATGATTTAAGGCTTTCTCCCTCACCTGTAAAAATCCCTTTAAGTGCATCCTTTGAGACGCCCTGTGACACGTTTTTAAAGGATGAAAGGTCGGCGGATAGTCCTGTAAGCTTCTTAGACATTTCAGCCGCTTTCTTCGCATTAATGCCCATTCCGGTAGCCATGTCTCCATATAGAGAGGCTGTTTCCAATGCTGTATTCTGGCTTAATCCGAAGTTATCAAGTGTTGATTTACTCCACTTTTTTACGCTTGCTGCACTTTTTCCGAAAGCAACGTCTACTTTATTCATGTTTTCGTTTAAGTCGGATGCCATTTCAAAAGCAGCCACTCCAGCCGCTACTATTGGTGTGGTAATTTTGGCTGTCATATTAGCGCCGGTTTTGGATATATGTTCCCCGGTCTTTTGAATTTCTTTTCCGGCTCTTTGAATGGATTTTGAACTTTTTTCAATCCGGTTTACGGTGTTGGCCATAGGTGCTGTAAATTTATCTACAAAACGTAGAGTTGCATCTATTACCCTATTGCCCATTTACTCACCCCGTTTCACTTTCTTCTTTTAGGTCTTTTAGTTCCTGAATCATGAGCTGACGTATTATCTTTTTTTCTCCGATTGGAAGCTCGTAATATTCATGTGGAAACTTATTATGGAGACGAAAAAGGAAGTACATTAACCGCACTTCCCCGTCTCCACTTATTAGTTTTTTATTTCTTCGTCCTGTTCCTCTTCATCCTCTTCATTAAGAGAAAATCCGCTTAATTCTGCAATGGCCTCCACTGCATTTGTCATATCATCACCTTTGAATAGTAGTTTCACCATATCCAAAGGATCTGCAGCGCCAAAATGTTTCTGTAGGCGTTCGTCTTTTAAATCCGGGTCAATGACACCTTTTAATAGTACTTTGCAGTTAATGTCGTACTGCTTATCAAAATCTGGCCTTCCTTTGCGGTCTAATATTTCTAACTGCATTGTTTGATAGTCCTTTGTATTAATCTCCTGCAATGTTACTTCGAATTTTTCTCCAAGAATTTCTGATATTCTTTTAATCTCAAATTTTGCTGTCCTTTTCTCATGAAACTTTTTGGCGTCTGCCGCCAGTAATTTATCAACTAAATTCATATTTGTTACCCCCTGTTATTCGATTGAATCAAGAACTTCCCAATTCTTGAAGTTGAAATTTAAACTTTCTTCTGCCAGCTTTTTAAGCTCCCAATCAATAAGAGGAAGCTCCGTGAAAACACATCCTGTTAGCTTAACTCTTTCAGTTCCCCCATTACTTGGGTCTGCTAGCTTGCTTATAATTGTGAAGCTGCGCTGTTTTCCTGCTTTTAAGCTGTCACTCATGAGCTTAATCCATCTAGAATTAATCTTATTGGTTTTTAGCTCTCCTTTACACTCCAATCCAGTTACTTTAGTTCCGTCAACCATTTCTCCTGATTGACTTACCGTTTCTGTTTTTGGTGTAATAGTTGCCTTTACGCTCTGTACCTCCTGAATTAAGTCACCATCCAGCCAAAGGTATCCATGTGTACCATTAATTACTTTACTTTCATCGTAAGCCATGCTATCCCTCCTTAGATATTAATGCTTAAGGTAATATCCTCTATTGCGTCCAGGATACTAATTGTCGATTTAAGAAATACCTGGCTTCCAGTGTTATATGCCTTGATTTCGTCATCGTTCATGGTATCCGTGTTAACTCCAGTTCCCTTTAAATAGGCTCTCTGTGCTGCAATATCAATTCCTACTGAGTACCCACCAAGAACACCGTCCAGCATAAGCTGGTCGAAATAGCCGCTGATAGCGGACATTAACAAGCACTTATTATCATAACTATTTGAATACTTACCAAGATAATTATCCTGAGCAGTCATTTTGATGTCGGTGTAAATCATGTCCATTGCATCAACAAGCTTAATTTTCTTGAAATCTGCTCCTTTGTCTTCGTTCGTTGTGACAAGGCTGTTAACCCCTCTGCCAACTTTTACTTTTTCGCCATCAAAATATATAATAAATTTTCCTGCGTTGATCGCTGTATCCATATCTGCGTTAGTCAAATGGCTGCAGTCTACAAGTTCATTTAACGGTGCGTATGTACAGCTAATTGTAAGCGGCGTTCCTGCAATTAATCCAGCTATTCGGGAACAATATTCCTCCGTTGTGAAGGTTTCTTCTCCATCTGTCATACTTGCAGTGGCAAAATTTACGATACCTTCGTTATCTGCTGCTGTATTTGGCAATACAGCCTTACACATTTTTCCTCCGGTCCGCTGTCCTTTAATCCAGGTTGCTACTTCCTGTGTTTTTCCGTCCGTTGCCACGGTCGGTATTGCCATGTAGTCAAAACTTGTATGAGCAAAATAGTTGTATGCTTCGGTATAATTGACTCCGTCTGCTTCATCATCGTCAACAAAAAAACATATTACTTTTTTGGGAGACTTTACATATCCCATTAAAGTAAGATTGATCTGTTTTTTGTTAAAATCAGATATTCCGGTCGGTATGTCTGCAGGTGATAGGACTGCAATTGGATTACTGGCCGGAACTGTCTCTTCTTTAAGAATAAGTGCTACAATTCCCCGTTCGGCTCTTTCCATACTTGCTATCGCTGTTTCCTTAAAGGAAATATTAATGCTTGGCATTCCCATGTGTTTATCATCCTTTCTGATTGTTTATATTTATCTGCCCTGCAATATCGTTTTCATCTATTACAGGTACTTTGTCATAAAACTCTGTTTCGATACTGATCTGAAGGATATCTGCACCGCTTCCCGTAAACTCATAATCATAGTCAGAAAGATTAATGCTTACCCCCTCTTTGATAACAAGGTTATATCCAAACAATTCCTGAATTTCATCTATGATTCTAAGGTTATCTACTGTCTTATCGGCTCCGGTTTTATCTGAAAAATAGGTAATAGAAACTGTGTAGGCAAATCTTTTATAAAAGATGCTTTCATTGGATATAGTTTTTGTTATCAACGAAACAAAAAAGGAAGGTTTATCATAACCTTCCGATACTTCATTCCCATATCTTTTATAAGGATATTTACTCTTAAGTTTTGCATTTACTGCATTGTATAGCTCTGTAATTTTTATCATAGATCACACGCTTTCGTAATATCCTTTAAGAGCTGGTCCATTTCAAACGGCATTACATATTCTGCATACTTTATACGCATCTTTTTTACCACGTAATTTCCTTGTACCCAGCCTATCCTTTTCCCGTCTTTAGTTGTCTGTTCATGCCCATTCTCTACCAAGTGAAAAATCTTTGACTTTGCTGAGAAATCAACTTCCATGTTTTCATTATAGCCTCGTACCTTACCAACCGAAAACCCGGAAGAAGAAGTAAGTTTATTCTTTGTTCTGGTATCATCATTTTTAATTGCTTTTTTCTCTTCGTCAATGACATCTTTTTTTAGGTTATTGGCTATTTTTCTTATTCTCTCTTCTGCCATATTAGGATATAGGCGTATAGCTTTTGTCAAATCGGCCGATAAATCGGTTAATCCCTCTAAAGAGAAATCCATATCACTCAAATTTATCACCTGCCTTATACTTGCAGTAAATCTTTAACATTTCGTTTTCTTCCCTGTTATTCATAGGTGGACCAATGATTTCGAGCTTTTCCCCTTTGTAGTTAATTAACATACTACTGGTAATATTACTGTCATATCTTACAAAAACAGTATAATAAAGCATGTTGCTTTTCTTTTCTGCTTCGATTATTTCATCTGGCTTAGTCGGTTCAACGCTTGCCCATGCTGTTTTATAAGGCATTAGCTTTTGTATATTATTCCCTAGCTCATTTTCATATGGCATACCATTTTCATCTCTGTCCCTTAACTGCATGAAAATAACTTTTTTATTTAGTCTGTTTATAACCATATTAGATCACCGCCGTATAATCTTGTGATAGGCATAAATGTATTTTGAGTGTTTCATAGGCTTCTCTGTATCTTTGTGATTCTTTATCATCTGAGCTAAACTCTGATTTACAGAAGCTTTTCACAGCTCTTAAAATCAAAGTGTCCTCACTCTCAGGCTGTGCTTTTTCCTTTGATACACCGCTCAAAACAAGATCAGCTATACAGGCGTCTATTGTATCCTGTAAATCTTCGTCTAAAGAATCATCATCAATGCGTAAAGCGTTTCTGATTTTCTCTAACACTAATTCACCGCCTTATCTGAGCTGTTTCTCTGTCTCCTTTTGGGCGGCTGCTCCGTTTCTTCGGTTTCTATGTGCTCAACTAAAACGCCGAAAGAGGTCGAGTTAATCTCCTCGAACCTCTTTTCTGTGGTTGTAAATATATCACCTTTTTTTCTCATGACGTTTTCAGTCAGGTCATTAAACTGTTCTAATGCTCTAACCTTCATGGTCTACCTCCTTATACGGAAGCGGAATTTTTACCGTGAACAAACGAATTAGGCTGTGCAGCTCCACTGACAACGGCATAGGCCGTATAATCATTGATTCTACTCTTTCCGCTGATATCTTTTGTGATAGAAAATGCTTCATTGGTGTTGAATCGATAAAATCTCGGATTACCAATAATGAACTCACCCGCATTTAAATAAGGGTCAACTTCAACCTTGTAGGTTGCAACCGAATTTATACCGCCAGCATTAAGGGGGTTATAGATAAAGTTATTATTTTTGTCACGCATGAAGGAAATAGTTTCTATGATATCCTGTGCTACATAAATCTTTGCACCGATCTTTTTTTTCTTTGGAAGCTTCTTTAATCCTGCTTCTAATCCTCCTAAAACGTCAGGTACATTTCCTTCCAAGGTACCAATCGTATAAGTGCCATCAATAGCATTTTCTGTGACACCGGTTAACGTATTACTTCCATTCCCATAAAACACTTCTGTAAGCATTTTTTCTGTTACCTGGTCTGCAAGTTCTTTCGTAATATAATCAATGAATCCATCGACGCTCATAGCTTCCAGCTTCCAGGTTACTCTGATTGTTTCGCTTACTTCCAGTAATGTAAGTGTTAATTCTGCCCATTTTACCTGCCCGTCTTTATTTGCTGTCCCTTCCGTTTGCTTCTCAGCTCCTGAACCAGATTCACGGTAAGGGAATTTAATGTAGCCAGATACGCCAGTCTTAGCTATGTCATTGAAAAATGGTGACGCCAGAGAGAGCTCATTCATCAATTCCAAGCTTACATCCTCCGGAATGAATAACCCACCATTGTTCACTCCATCGGCGCCAGAAGCAGCTGCGGTGTAGCTAGTTGCTGTAGTTGTCAGTGCTGTCCCCAATGCTCTTTTTTCAGACTCATTCAGCGGAAGGCACATAAGGGTTTTTGCCCAGGCGTTCCTGTATTCCTTACTTTTCAAAACATTTTCTCCTGTAAGCTCGCTTTTTCTCTGTTCGTCTCCCAATTCTCCCATAGGGATAATTACATTTGCCCCATCCATACCGGCTATTCCATCAAGCAGCTTTTTCCTTTTTTCGGCCTTTTCTAGAATTCCTTTCCTTTCCTCTGTTAATTCTTTTATTTCTTTTTCAAGTGCATCAATATCGGAACCTTCCTGTCCCAGCTCCACTTTAATGGCTGCCAATCTTCTGTTAATCTCTTCTAATGTTCTCATACTAAAAATCCTCCAATTCAATCATAAGTTGTAATAGTTTTCTTCTTCGCTCTAACGACTCCCGTTTCTCGCCTTCAATCACTCCGTTTAAGTAAGATCGAGCGGATATTTCAGTGCCATCATTAGCCGGTATACTAACGGCAGACACGTCATATATTTTTTTAAATTTTTTAATTGTCCGGGTTCTTGTCTCCCGGTTGTACTCTTCATCAGCAACTGTGAACGAAAACGACATCCTTGTTACCAGTTCGTTGTCTATTTCTTCATAAAGTTCCTTTGCTGCTGCGGATTTGCTCAAATCAGCGCAAATAAATAAGCCGATATTATTCGGCTCTGCTATTAATGTTTTATTCGATTTTCTTGCAAATACCTTACCTTCATGGTCATACTGCAATATAATATCTGACATATCGGCCCCGTTAAAGGCATTGCTGTCGACCATTTCATAATACTTAATGCCATCTACTTCGTATAATAGATATGGCTGATTAAATGTCGTGGCATATCCTTCGACATAATAATCGCTGTCAATTCTCTTCTGCTGCGTTTGTGGTGCTAGTGGTAGCAGATTTCGGTATTCCCTCCCCTTGACCAGTGGCAATATCATCAACTCCTTTCATGTCTGGATTGCTATCCAGATTATTAATGTCAGCGTATTCTTTTCGAATATACCGTTTGTCTCCATCCGGTACATGTGACATGTTCCAGATATCCATAACCTGGTTAGTGGAGAGTATCCCCCTATCAAATAATTGGCTGGATACCTGTAATTTTGTACTATTAGAAGCATACTGTAAACGATTTGCAGTGAAAATGACTGCGTTATCATGTGCAAGTTCTTTTTGCGTATACATCATATTGGTATGTACTAAACTTGCCTGTAGGGCGAAAGGTTCAATCTCGCCTTCATAATATGCATTCCATTTATTCTCATCATATTTATTTTGAAGAATATCTTCGTTGGTACCAAAGTAATTAAATACATTATTTTGAATTATCTTCATCTGCTCTGCATCAACAATAAACGGCTTCGAGTCTATTTGCTTAACATCTGCATATTTCATATCAAATAGCAATACACCGCTTTGATTATCCGCACTTAAGTTATCTTTTGAAAAAGCTTCCCTTTCTTTATTCAAATCTGTAGGATTTAGGACTTGTGACAGTCTTGCCATGAATCGCAATGTTGCTGACTGTTTTATACCTTCTGTAATGCCTTGCTTCTGTATATCCAAAAGATTCATTGTAGGAGATAGTGCCTTGTTTCCATCACCGAAAAAATCACTCTTATATTGATATTTCGTTAGTACGCCTACTCTACTATATTCAATCGCTGCTTTTTGCCCATTTTGGAAGTAATATCTTAACCAAGGTTCACCGGCAACCTGTATGACCTCTGTTCTTTGCGGTAGTAGAGGATAAAACCCGATAATAGTTTCATAGTCTTCTGCGTAAAGCGGAACGATAAAAGCTGTTGTATTTACTTTTAAGATTGTTGCCAATCTATACAGATATTGGCTTGTATTCATCCAGGGATTTGGTTTAAATTGCAATACCTTTTCAAGATTTTTATATGCACTTCCTTGTATCTCAGGTTTAAGCTTACTGCAGAATGTGGCATACCTATCAATTGCAGCTCTTGTAAGTTCCATTTCGTAAATTCCACCTTCATACGTAGTAAAAGAAGGGGAATAAGCATTAAGCATCTTGAAATATCCCTCCATAGATTTCTGGACTTGTTTTTGAGTCTGCTCCTGTTTAGAAAATACTTTTTCTAATAATCCTATCTTTATCACCCCCTTTAATAATTTACCATTGCCATGTAGTTTGCTAACTCATCCAAGTACACTATATATGCATCAAGTAAGGCTGCAACTCCATCAATTCGTTTAGTAGTATCCTGCATTTTACACAGATACATATTTTGATTGTTATCTATCGTTACAGAGGCGTTAGCAAGGTTCCATAGAGTAATTGGGTTGTCATTATAATTTACCAGGCATTTTTCAAGGTCTGCTGCAAAGTTACGCATTGGAATGTTAAATGTTTTCGCCCCTTGAGCGATTGGAACTGTAATTTTTCCAAAATGACTTTCTATTTCATCAATAAGATAGGTTGCGCTGTAACGGTCATAACCTATCTTGTAAAGATAAATCCCCTCATTGTCTCTTATTTCCGTAAGCCATTGAGTAACATCACTGTATTTTATCTTATTTCCTTCACTGAGCCTTAGTAAACCTTCCTTGACCCATTCATCATAAGGGACCTTATCTTGTATAATCTTTGATTCCAATCGGTCAGCCGGTAGCCAATACATTTGTCTCACATATAATACAGGGTCGTTAGGTACTCTAAATATAACTGTGGCGCATGTTAGGTCTGTTGTGCTGGAGAGGTCTATCCCAGCAATACCATACTTTGGTCTTAACTTTAACATGTCATAGATCAATTTATTGTTAAGTTGTTCATATGTCAGCCACGCTTCGGAACCCGTTTCCGGCATATCAAAGTGTTTGCAAAGAAGGTTCTTAACAAGTTTTTCATTCTGTTTTGCAAGTTCCACTTTTTCTGCTAAATATGAATACTTAAACGATACCCCAATATTAGGATTTGGCTTTTTCCAACAAGAAGGGTCTTTCCATTCTTTTCGGTTATCAAGTTCATAAATAAAGCAGATTGTTCTATCGTCCTTGTAAGTGTCCAGGCCAATGTAGCCATTGATAATTCTTTCAGCTTCGGTGTAAATAGTATCGTAGATATCCTGGCGTATGGTTCCGGCTGTACTGGTTATAAAGATGAGAGGCTGCCGTCTTGCAATCGTTCCATCAACCATAATGTCGTATAAGGACTTACCATTTTTCCATTGGTGGATTTCATCCATTAGAACTCCATGAACGTTTAATCCGTCAAGGCTGTCAGAATCGCTTGATAGGGGTTTGAACACGCTATCATTAAAATCACTGTTCAGCTCTGCTACCAGGGTCTTAATTCTCTTTCTAAGCGCCGGTGACTTTTTGACCATTCTCTTGGCTTCTAGCCAGATAATTTTACTTTGGTCCTTCTTAGTGGCCACTGCGTAAACTTCGGCACCTGGTTCATTATCTGCAATTTGTAGATACAACCCAATAGCGGAGGCAAGAAGTGATTTACCATTTTTCTTTGCAATGATTAGTATGGACCTGTGATATTTCCTGTTTCCCTCTATATCTATAAACCCAAACGTGGCAGCCACAAGGGCCTTTTGCCAAAGCTCAAGTTTTACCGGCTTTCCTCCTAGCTCCCCTTTTGAATGTTTGCAGTAATTTTCTACAAACTCAATAGCATGGTTTGCTCTTTTCGGAGAATAAAAAAACTCGCTGTCATTGTTTATAACATCGGCAGCAAGCTTTTGATAAGTATAATAAATCTTCTTACATACAACTTCTTGACCAGATTCAATAAGATTCCAGTATTCAAGAATCGGATTGTAAGCAAGGGGATATCTAATCATCCCTATCACCTACAAACTGATTAAATCCGTCGTCTTTTTCATTTACTGACTTTTCGGATTTTGGCATACAATCAAGCAGTATTTTCATTGCTTGTGTCTGCTTTTGTGAAAGCTGTAAGTAAAGTTGTGCATCTGGGCTTTGTTTTACTCCATACTGGTTTTCGCCGTTTTTGTATGTAACTTTTGTTCCTTCTCTTATGATTTTATCCCTTAAATCTTGCATTGTTATTGTCATAAAAGCTACATCATCTATCGTGGTAAACACCAAGGATTTTTTATTTTTATCTATTTTCGAGAATAATCTTTTTAGCCTGGAGACCTCTTTTTTAATACGGTTATTTTTCTCTAAATAGTTGGAAATACTGTCAACTTTCTCTTCTCTATCAATTTCTTCTTCGATATCTTCCTTGTCCCATTGGCTCATTTTGACTACACCCCCTATATGTGAACCTGTGTGTTAAATTGATGGTTGGCGTCGGTCTTATCAATTCCGCTCATTTTGCTCGTATGGGGGCGGTCCCTTATTCCTCTGGAGGAATCAGAACAACTCTCCCTCCCTCAAAGTAATATCTTGGTGGCTCTGGTTCCTCTCCTTCTTTCTCTTGGTTGTGACATGTTTGACAATCATACTTAAGGTTGTCATGATTCAATGTAACATTAGGATTGTTTATGTTCTCTGGTGTCAGCCATACTTTATTGTGATGTACAATCTTACCAAGTTCTTGGTGGCATGTCTCACACATACCTCCGTCTATTGCAATTCTCTTATCAATGTAGGAAGCCCTGCAATCCTTCCAGTCTTTTGAATTATAAAACGATTTTGCAAACTCCTGCGCCATTAAGCTCCTATTCTCATGCAACAAAAAAGCACCCCGAGGGATGCTTTCATTTTACTAAAATTATAATTTATCGTAAAAATGAAGTTTAATTAATCCACTATCAATATAACTATTTACTGTTATCTTCTTTTGTTCATTTACAATTTCCTGGCAAAAATCATATATATCGTTTCCGATGCCCGTTAGCTTAATTATAACGCTATAGTTAATGCCTTCTTTGATCATTTGAATTACTGTATATTTAACTATTCCCCAGGTATCCCCTCTGCCAACTATATTTTTTACAAAACTATTGATTGTATAAGTTGACCTATCTAAATTACTTCCATCATGCATAATAAATAGATTACTGCTTTTTGATACAATGCTCTCTCGAATGTTTAAATATTTTTTTAATTGTCTCGATAGAACGTTAGGAGTATGTAAAATAAACCCATTTATATCCAGCTTGTTCTCTTTTATATTTTCACTGTTTAATCCTAAATTATAAACCACGCTAGGCTTTGCACCAGTAAAAATCATTATTTTAATACATAGCAAATATACAAGTTTATCAAACGTATTTTCGTTTATTTTATCCGTTTTAATATTACATAAATCATCTATGTTACTGTCACATTCTTCAATAACAATTTCAAGCTCTGATAACTCATATGGTAATTTCTTATCCGGTTTACTTAATCTCTTATCTTTACTAATTGTTTTATTTATTAAATGCATAAAGGATTGAGGATCGTCAGAGTCTAATCCAAAAGACTCTATTATTTTATTATTTGTAATGTCAACCGATTTTAAATACTTTATGTAGTTCTTTATTACTGAACAGTAATATCTTGCTACCGTTTCTCTTGTCACTTTGTTTTGATTAATAAAATAATCAAGAGCATCAATTATATCATCAACTTTTACAGATGACAGATAATTGTTATATGTATTATCATTAATCTTTCTTTCCTCTGTAAGAAATTGATAAAATGATTCAATCTTGGGCTTATACTCTTTTGCAGAATCTTCAGTTTGAGACTGTAAGAACATTTCTATTGTATTCCAAAACGTATACATACTTTATCTCCTTTTTATTTTATATTACCATATATCACCATACCTAGCAATATAAAAGACATGTCCTATATTTCAGACATGTCTTTTGAAAATGTGTTATGAATTAATTTTTATTATACAATTTATTTCATGTTATTATGATACCACATGTTAACCGAACAAAACGAACAGACTTTTTATTTATCAAAATACCTTTTTACCTCCATCCTTACACTATCTGGTGTTGCCTTTCCTCCCATTCTCCTAGCAACCTGTATCCATGATAAATCTTCTATATATTTTAAATTCAACAGCCGTCTCATTCTGGCATCTGCCAGACTTGCAATAAATTCTTCTGCTGCATTTATTGTTTCCAATGACTCAAGCTCTAATGTTTCCAGGATGGATTTTCTAGAATAAAGGAGGCTCTTTGTTCTACTGTACTTTGGATATGGGAATCCAGTTACTTTAAAATTCTGTATGCCTCCTGCTCCTCCTTTTACACAATCAATGACAGCTCCCTCCTCTTCCATCCTCGTTATTTGATTTTCCAAGGATTCAATCTTTTTTCTGGTGTCTTTTACTTCTTCCTGCAGTTCAGCATATTGTATTAAAATTTCCTTGGTTAAATTTGTTGTCAATTTTCCTTTCACCCCTTAATAATTATAATTCTATATATTCCTCTTCTGTCTCTTCTCTTCTGGTCCATGTGCTACCTATTTGACCGGTTATTTGTACTTCATCCCTTTTCAATCTGATACAGTATGTAGGCTCATAGGCTCCGGCTGCCCAGTCAATGTCAAATTTCTGCCGATTGTTTATGTAGGAGCCAAAGAAAGGAGATTGCTCACGCAGGTAATAGCCTTCTTTGGCTTGTTCTTGGTCTTCTGGATGGATGTAACAGAGCATGTATCCGCTTCCTATAATCTCTTTTTCTACTACTGCCCGAAGGTTGTTAAAGGATTCTGTTTTTATGATTGCTTCATATGCCGTTCAAATCACCTCCGAACAAACTTGAAGCACCAGGCTTCATCTTCAATAATCTCTACTTCTCCGTCTTCATTTATGTACATAGCCTCAATGAAATTAACTATGCGTTTACCGTTTTTCAAATTACTGTCAACTATAGGACGAATTGATAATGCATTAAATACCTGGTCTTTATAAACCATTTTATAGTCAGTCATTACTATTGGCATATTATTTACCTGCTTTCTTATATTTGCAGTTTCTGCAATGATCGCTGTTCTTAAGTGGGTTATCTATTTTTATCACTCCCTTTTATTTACTGTTGATTTTTCGAACACTTGTTTGTATAATATAATTATATTTTATTGGAGGTGTCTGTTATGTATTACGCTCAATTACAAGGTCAAGATATTGTTATTAGCGGTCAACCTGTACAAGTGGCTGTTGTGTTTAATACAATAGGAGATATGAAGCCTTTACAATTTTGCATAGAGGATTTGTATGGAAATATCCTCAAAACAAAAATAGAGTATGTAAGGTATAAAAAAGATGTAAGAGGCGGTATCTCCTATTGTTGTATGTATAAATGTGTAGACTGTTTAAAAGAGATTGTATTGACCTATTATTTGGAATCTCATTTATGGGTAATTACTTAGGCTCTGCTGCTAATTTGCTTAGCTTTTCCTTGACCTCGTTAAATCCCTTTTCTCCAATGTTTCTAACTCTCTTTAATTCTTCATCTGTTAGGCTTTGGAGTTTTTCTATTGTATCGATTCCCTGTCTTCTAAGTCCGTTATAAGTTCTTACGCTTAAATCTAAAGATTGTAATTCCATATCCGTCCTTTCTGCCTCTTGGCTCGGTTCCTTAATGCAGCCATTGTGTAAACCTGCGTAAAGATGAAAGAATTTGCATATTCCTTTTTCATTTGAGAAATCACATTCGCAACATTTCTTGATTTTTGAATAATCAAATGACTTTAATATAGGGTTTTTCTCAATCATCTACATCTTCCTCACGATCATCTGCACATGGTCCTTCTCCATAGTCTATAGCACACTGCTTTTCATTTGGAGTTAAGTACATACATGCTCCTCCTGATATTGTGCATTCCCACCCGTGGTATTCGTCTGTTTCTATTGCACATCTACATGACATAGTGTTTCCTCCCTTCTGCTGCCCGGAGGTTACCGGGCAGATATACAGCTAATGTTTTTTATAGTTATTTCCTGAGTTCCATCAGGATTGTTTGTAATAAATACATTTGGCCGGCTGTTATACTCCTCCATCGGGATAATAATTTCTATCCCTTGATCTGTTATGAGTTGTTGCCTTTCAAACTTCTTTACCGTGGCGGCTTTCTTAGCCTGAATAGGTGTAGAGTTTAAATTGTACTTTTTCAGCTTTTCCGTAAACTCTTGCCTGATTTCCGGTTCCTGGAATAATTCTTCCGCTATTTCATCGGTGTTAATGTATCCACTGTCTAGGTTACTTTCATATACGAGGCTTTTATATTCCATAGCTTTTCTAAAATCATCCTCATAGTATTTTGCATTTATCTGGTCCACTGCTTTGTTAACGATATTAAGTTTTGTTTTGTTGGAGAGCTGTGGAATACATTGTAGGAATATGTTCGAAAAGTAATTTACTTTTATTCCGTTAATGTCGTATTTTTTCTCAATCAATCCGATTTCTAATGTATTCATATTTATGACTGCTGCCTCTGTAAGTTTGGCAGATATTGAAGGGAGTGCAGCTTTTTGCTTTGTAACTGTGTTTCTGACTTCGGTACCATATTTCTCAATCCTATGTATGTAAGTTTCTTTGTAGTTCATTTTCAGGATTGCCAGATATATGCTCCCTGCTACCTGGAAAGTGACTACAAAGAGGTCTGCTGCCGGTATGTCTATATTCTGGTTCATGATTTCATAGAGCTTGTAGGCCAACATTTGACTATCCATGAGTAGAGTTTCTTCCTGAAATGCTTCTACCAACTGAAGGACTTCTGAATCATCTGTGAAGGTACATTTCTTCGTATCATCACTGTCCATGATTCTGTATATGTGATTTCGAAGGAAATCGTTTATGTCTGGACTAAGTTCCAGAAGAGTATCCGAAAATTCTAACTGGCAATTGTTCGAATTCAGGATATGCATAACCGCATTCCGGATTATTATTTCGTCTCTTTCCATATTTCCTCCCCTACCGGCTCGATTCCAAGTATGCAGTACTTGTCTACTAATCCAGTGTAATTTTCTAACATATAAGTTATTAACCTGACAGCAGTTCTTCCGGTTTCCTGTCCGTTGATTTGTTCGTGTAAGCGGAGGATATCGCCCACTTTATAATCTCTATCATTTAAACGTAGTTCAAAACGCTTTTTATTTGTAAGCACATCCGAAAAATAGATGTGGTCTGTTTTTAAATCGTGAGCTTTGGGGTTGTTCTCTTCTGCTTCTTCCTCTGTGCTATCAGATTCTTCCGATTCCTCTTTGTCCTCATTGATGATATCTTCTTGAGACTCTTCAAGAATGACTTCTCCTTCTACTTTCTCCGGAGTATCTGGCATGTATTCCGGAAAGTCTTCAACTTCTATCTGCCCAGGTATATTATTGCTTTCTGGAGACTTCTCAATTTCTGCTTTTTCTTCTGTTTTAGTTTCAACCTTTTTAGGCTGTTCTTTTTTAACTGGTTCTTTCTTCTCTGGTTCCTTTTTTATAGTTTCTTTTTTCTCTGGCTCCTTTATCTCTGGTTCTGGTTCTCCGAACTTTTCTCTCCAGGGATCTTCTGCTGCAAGGTCGAATATCTCTTCTGTCGCATGGAGGAAATCTATATAGGTAAATTCCATTGTTCCTTTTCCTAATGGCTTTACTTTAATAACTTTTTCTTCAAGGAAGGTTACAGTAGTTCCTTTGCGGAACATTGAGTGACCGCTTGGGTTTATAACGATTGCAACTTCTCTTCCAAGGTCAAATATTTCTTTTCTGAAAATTCTACTTATTTCTCTTAGCTGCTCTCTTTTGTTCTTGTCATTGAAATACTCAAAAACTACATTTTTAAGGACTTCTAAATCTTCTTTTTTTGTATCAACGAAATCTGATTTTGATTGAGTAAAATCAAGGCTTTCGTCTATTTTTCCAGCGGGCTGGAATGGTTCGTTTTCGGCTTCTTTTTTCACTTGATTTATTACCCTTATTTCGTCCCTGGTTGTCCTTTCGGATACCAATTTAAGCTCTTCTTCATCCAGGTTTAACATTTCTGTTAACTTGCTGCTGCCGTATCCCTCATATTCTGGAATCAGCTGCCGGCTATTCCCGTCAACAGAGAAGCGGTCATTTATTTTCATGAAATAGTAGGTGTTGCTTTTCCCAATGTTATATTCCTTCTTGGCAAATTCACAAATGTCTTTATAGCCATCTTCCTTGAATAACTCTCCGTCCCTTACTTGTTTTAGCTGATATCCAATGGCTACAAACCTTTCAGCAACACTGTTCAAGTCATTTCTGATACTTTCTTTCAGTTCTTTATATGATAATGTTAAATCCATATATCTTCCTTTCCTCCGGGCGCTGCGGCCCGGATATGGCCCGGTCATGACACTGTGATATGTTTATTATTTTCCGGTGCCTTACAAATAGCCTTATGTAGGACTGGTTATTGGTTTCTATAGCCAACGCTTTGCGTATGGTTATTATGGATAAATCTTTCCTCCCATCAACTTTCTTATAATGTCCTCTCTCTTATAGGCTCCTGCTGCTGATGGGACGCGTTTAAAATTCTTTTCAAAATATCTCTTCGATTTTCCTAATAAACGTGATATTTGCTCAATTGTATAGGTTTCTTCATGAAAGATCTCCTGTAGTCTGCTCTGAAGGTTTAATTTAAGTTCTAAGTCCCTTTCTCTGTTTCTATGAGGTCCTTGATCTCCTTCGTGTTCTTCAAGAGTTAGGTCTATTAGATTTAAGTCAAAATCAAGTCCTCCATGCGAACGGAATACTATGTGATGGCTGTGCAACTATACTGCCTCCTTTTCCATGCACTGATATAACTTCTTTTGCTTAAATTTTTCTACGAACTTTTCTACTTCCGGAGTCATTGAACAATTATTTTTTCCTTTTACTTGGATGATTTTATTTTCTTGTACTTCCATCGTGTAGAAAGGTGTATCAATATCATCCAGTTTTCGGATGAATAATATTACGCATTCCTTCCGTAGGACCTTATCTATGTAGGTACCAACGCAGTGATGTAGCTTCGTTCCTTCGTCTCTAATTTCTTTACATGTCCACGGTATTCTAATGGTAAAATGCTTGTCTTTCATGGCATATTCTTTTACATGGGATTCTGCCAATGTATTCATTAGCTCGTTTCTTGCTTCATCTTTCATATTCCTAATTCTTTCAAGCTCCTGCTGCCACTCAGCTGCCACCTTATCATGGGCTTCCTTCAGATGCTTCGGGAAGAAGGCGAAATCATTCATAATAGTTCCAAGTTTTATTGAGTAATCAAGGTAATCGTCGTACTCGGACAAAATTTTGCTTGCCTTTTCATCCTGCGATTTTATATACTTAATAATCTTGTGTGGAGTAAATGTAGTCATGTACTTTATAAGTACCTTTGCCCTATTTTCAGTAATCCACTTTACCTGATCTGTTGTGAGCTTTACTCCGGCTTTATTGGCTTCTTGAATCGTTCTTAATTCTTCAAGTGTTGCATTCATCCTAATCAAGTCTTTGACCTGTTCTTTTGTAACTTCTAAAACTTCATGTATTCTTTTCCCGTTTCGGTTAAATTTAGTGTCAGAATAGTTTCTAATTATGTCTTGTACTAACCGGAAAAGTTTAAGCTTCACAAGATATTCTATATACGGTCTTTCAATATATTGGGTTAAGTATTCACCAGGATAGAATCTGTCACCTTTTAAACCTCGTGCAAACTTATCTATACAGGAATATTGATACTTTGTGCCTTTAAATATAGTCTGAAGGTTTTTATCATATAGGGTTGTCCTATGTATGCAGACGCTCTTTCCTTGCCAGCCGTAATAATTGTAATATCCGTTTTCCCATACACACCACCTTACTACTCCGGTATTTTTAAACTCTTTATAATCGTATGTTTCATCGTTATTGAAGTTTTTATCATACATTGCTCTAACGGTCTCATAAACCCTTGTTTCTGGCTTCATGTAATCATCGTAACTTTTGTAAACTTCAAAGTATCTTAAGCAATAACCTTCTTTCGTTTTCTGGAATATTGATGCATATCCTTTGTCTCTTACAACTGCTGTTTTTTTAATAGCTTTGAAAGTTATTTTACTTTTACAGGAGCTGCATACTCCTTGCTTGTTGTGTTTTGGATTTTTTATGCTAACCATTTTCCCACAATGAGTGCAGTAACCTACTTTTACGTTTCTGGAATAGTTGTAATAAATGTACCTGCTATGCATCATTGCTGTATTGTCCATCCAGGCACTGAAATCTTTTGGCAGTTCCGGTATTAGCTCCATAGCTGCGTCAATCTTATCTGTTATTTTCTTGTGCTGCCTACGAAGGTTTTCGCCTGATATTCCATCTTGAAAATATTTAACAGCCTCAAACGGAGTCTTTTTAGCATTGTCAAGGTAGTTTATAACTGTCCTATCTGCTCCACGGTCATACCACTTACCAACCCGATAGACGTATGAATATTCTGGATTAGTCAAATTATAAATTCTTGCTGTTTTCCACTTTTCTTCATAAGTGTCATAAGTCATAAACTTATTTTCTGCTTTTGATAGGAATATTTGATATCTTGCTTCTGTATCGTCCTCTTGCAGGTCCTTTCTGGCAAAAAGTGCAATTTTCAAAATTTCTCCGCTGTTCACCTTGACTACTTTTGCTTTCATGAACCAATAGTATTCATAGTGTTTTTCAGTCCTGTTGTAACTCTTTATTAACTCAGGTTCCCTCTTTGCGATCTCAAACATTTCCTCATTAGCATTAAGAGGTTCCGTTTTTAAAAGCTCTGCTTTTTTCACTTGGCTACCTCCGTATAGTAAGCCTTGGCCCATTTAAACACGGTGGCATCTGCTATATACTGCTCTTTTGTTCTCTGGCACTCTTCCCGACATTTTTTCTCAACCGTATCTATGCAATCCTTCAGCTTTTTATCTTTGCTTCTAACAATTGTAGCGAAAGAATCCTCTGTACACAGTGTGCAAAGATAGTCTGTGATAGGTCTTACCGGCATTTGAGATTTGATGTTTTCTTTTTCAATGGTTAGCTTTCCGATGGCGGCACTCATAGTATCCGTCAGGAAGGGAATGTCTCCGGCAATATATGCCTTGGCATATTCTTCTTCAATTCCGTTTTCCTTTGCTAAAAGAATAATGTTTTCTGTATCTCCTTCTTCCAGCAGTCCTGCTGCTGCCTGGTTTAATTCTTCTACTGTGTCAAACTCTCCGAATGTATCAAACATAATTTGCCTCCTGCTCCTCTATTTTAGGTACGATTTTTATTTTCTTAAGTTGCTCTTCGTTCGAATGATTTCTTACCCATAAGCATAAATTTCTAAATTCAAATTCTAAAGCGTAAGCAGTTTTTAAATACTCTTTATCTCCTTTTTCACAGGCCAGGTCAAGGATTCTATATCTTCTCTTTACAAGCCTTTTCCTGCGCTTTGCTCTCGAAAGACAGTCATTTGATACACCAAGATGTAAAGAAGCTGCTACCTGTGTGACATTTTCCAGAATGTTTTTCTTCTCTATCGTGTCGTATATGGTTACCTTTGACATATGTCCTCCTTATACTCAATGTTTACATGAGCTATTTGTGTTTTCATGTAACTTGTATAGGGTGTATCCCCTTCACAGATCACTTTGATTTTGTGCTTCTTATAATGCTCTAAGAACTCTTTCCAAAGGTCTGCATTTCCTACCGCTTTCCCTTTGTTGGTCCAGGTATCTAAATTCCAGGACTTGTACCACTCTTGATTGATGGTTTCCGTTACATGGGTGTTGTCTATGTAGAGATTCACGAAGCAAGGCTTCTTTAGGTGTGAAAATGCATCAAGGCAAGCTATAAGAGCTGTGCGGTTCCTGGAGGTTTTTAATACTCCTTTGTAGAGCTGGAGGGTTGCTAGTCCCTTTGAGGTTTCGCTTTCTATTGTGACTGCATATTTCCCATTACCTTTAGAAAGGTGTCCGGTATGTTCAGCATTGATATAAATGTTTACTTCCATGTTCCCTCCTTCCAAGGCGGGCTGCTTCTACTATTGATTTCTTCTATTCTGTATTCAGTGTAGTGATAGTAACTCATTCCGGTGTATGGATTTACACCGTAGTGGATAGAGTCTTTATCTATGTAATATCCTGGGGTTGGTTTTGGACCATTCTCTATTAAGTCCCTTACGGTCCATCTTCTGTATTCTGTTCGTTCCGGTTCCGGTCGAATTAAATTTCTGGAAGTGGAGTAACTTACTAACTCTTTTCTTTCTTCTTCTGGGAAGAAGCTTAGCTGTCCTTCCATTTCTTCATCCGGTAGCTTCACTATGTAGTTGGCTAGTTTCTTGTAACCACCATGTTCGTATATACTCTCGTGATTCACACTTCCTTGCTGCCAACATTGCTGTATAATCAAGTCTGTCTGAGCGTTCTTTAGTCGGTTAACAAGAATGTGTATATGGATTCCTCCTTGCTCCCCTATTTCCATACGCTTTATGAATTTAAGTGGTTCTCCACGTTTTTTATATTCCTTCCTTAAGGCTATAAGGAAATCTTTTAAATGTTCTCTTACCCCTTCTAAAGGAATCCTAGTTCCTTTTGGATATTTCAGAGTGTTCCAAAGATCGTCTGGTATGAAATTAGCTTTTATGAGACGTCTCATTTTCTTTTCTCTGTTACTTTGATTCTGTCTCTTAATTTGTTCTGGGGTTGCCTTTTTCCTTTTACCTCTTTTTTCCCCTTTAGCTCCATACTTACCAGCGTACTTGTATTCATACTCCTTAGAGTTTGTAAACTCCCATACGTCTTTCCAGTATGCCATTTGCTTCTCCTGTGTCTAACTTTAATATACTTAGATTGTTACGAAAGTTATTTAAAACCTCCAAGTTTTTGACAAAGTCCTGCAAATGTGCTATACTTTAATTACATTATTTAAAGAAGCATTTTACAGGTCACCGGTTTAGTTCGCTGCTAAACCGGTGATTTTTTGTCTTTCCATTTGCTTTCATACCACAATTCGTTATGTAAATCTCTGTAAATAATAAACATTCGTTCACCTTGTGGGAAGGTTCTGGAGTATACCCCAATATTTCTAAGTCCTTCTGGCTTGTCCCTCTCTGTAAAGCTTTGGGCTTCGGCCCATTCTGCCGGGATATCACTTATAGAGATTTGTTGAACTTGTCCAGGCATTGTTTGCATATATGACCCTCTCCTACGGTTACGACTTCATCAATTGAGCCGCAATGAGCACACGCTTTTTCGGGTTTGTAAGCCCTTAAGCAGATTGTGTCCCCTTCTGTGTACATTTCTAAGGGTTCTCTTTCTTTTAAACCTAATGTCCTTCTGGTTTCGATTGGAAGTGTAATTCTTCCTAAACTGTCTAACTTTCTTACTATTCCTGTGTTTTTCATACATTGGTTCCTTTCTCTATTTGCATTAATTCCTCATGCATAGTGTCCATTTCTTCTTTAGTTATTGCTCCGGTTTCCATTGCTCCCCAGAGATAATTAGAAATGGCTTCGTTTCTATCACCTTGCTTTACAAGGCTGTCAATAAAGTCTTCTCTTTTCTTTACTTTGATAGAGGCTTCTTCCAAGTCTCTAATGTAAGAAGATAATAGGTCTTTCCCCTTTGCAAATTCTTTCAATGTCATTTTAGCTTATCCTCCTTATGTAATATTTTGTTATATTGTGGTACAATTAATAAAAACGTATGCGAGGTATAATTATGATTGATTGGAATGCTACAGCTGCATGGATTGCTTTAGTTGTTACACTGGTTATTTCTCTTTTAGTTCCATTAGTTACCGCTATTATTAATAACAAGCACCAATTAGAAGTTAAAAAAATCGATATGTTGCAATCTGCTTATAATGATTACAATTTAAAAATGAGAACTGTGTTTGAAGATTATATAAATTGGACTTCTAAAGAATTAACCTATCGTAGCGATCTAGTTCAAACTGCATCTTATTTAAAAAGTTATCATGAGCTTTATTTTTATGTTCCTAAAGAACTATGGGACAAATTAGAATATATGAATCATGTTATTTACACTGACAATGTACATGCCAAAGATGAATTTTTATTACTAGTTAGAGAATTAGCCGATATATTAGAAAAGCAAGAGAAATCAAGTCCACAATAATAATATATATCAGCCAAAACTTGAATCTAATCTGGTACTTTTTGTGTATTATAATGCTTAGTGCGGAAAGTACCAGAATTACGAGAAACCATCCAATGTCTGTCAAACCTCTTATCCTCCTTTCTATTTAATGGGTTATACTGCTTGTCCTCATATACCGCTATTAAGCGGTATCTTTCTTTAATTCATTAACCGGAACATATCCAATAGCCCTTAACATCCTGTCATTCATTTTTATTCCGATTTGTTCTTTTTCTTCTGGCGTGAAAGAATCCCATGACTTATATTCTCCGCTCTCAGTTTTAAAATGTCCGCGCACTATTAATTCTTTCGCCATATCTGCCTCTCCTTTCTTAATTATTTTATGTGCTATCGTTTGTACTACTTTCCTAATCCGCCTAACCTATTGGCTAGGCGGATTGTCTTTCTCTTTCTTGTTGCTCTGCCTTAATTTCCATTCCCTCTCCAATTCCGAGCAGTCTGGCTTTTTGTATTTCATTTAGATTCGGAATAACTCTCTGGAACGTTTCGAGTATTTTCTTTTCTGTTTCGCTCATAATATTGCTCCTTTCGTTGAATTAACACTGCTATGTGGTTATAATACACCACGATGTGGTGATTGTCAATAACTTTTTAAATCTGTTTATTGACTATGTGGGATTTTTGTTGTAAAATATGTTCAGAAATTTAATGGAGGTAACACATGAAAAATAGAATTAAGGAAATAAGAAAAACCGTAGGGCTTAATCAGATTGAATTTGGTGCAAAAATAGGTGTTAAGGGTAATACAATAGGTAATTATGAAGTAGGATTAAGAAATCCTTCAGATGCAGTTATATTTTCAATATGCCGAGAATTTAACGTTAACGAAGAATGGCTTCGTACTGGAAATGGCGAAATGTTTATACATATGGATAGAGAAGACGAATTATCCGCTTGGGCAGGTTCTATATTAAACCCCAATAACGATAATGAATTCATGAAGAAGTTCGTACATATGCTTAGCAAGCTAAAAGAAGATGATTGGAAAGTGTTAGAAAAAATGGCTTTGTTAATGTCAGAAGAAAATAAAGAAGGCTAGACACAAGGCCTAGCCAGATATTGATTGAATAAACATATAGATTCTTCTTAAAACTCTTTCATTTGTTATTTTTTCAATCAAATCAATTATAAGTTTATGATAATCTTTCTCCACACGTAAGTCCTCCACATTATGTATTTATCTAGTAGTTGATTACATTATAGAACATTTGTTTGTTGTTTTCAATACTATTATTAACAATACTTACGTATTACGTAACTTTAAATCACAAAACCGGCTCTGGTTTTACAATTAGGGTATTTTTATACACAAAATCCCATATTATTTTATAAGGAGTTGATATCATGCAAACCGCAGCACTCTATATAAGAGTTAGTACCGATAAGCAGGAGGAGCTTTCTCCCGATGCTCAAAAAAGATTATTACTGGAATATGCAGAAAAGAATAATATGATTACTTCTGAAGAATTTATATATATAGAAGGTGGTATATCAGGTAAAAAAGCTGACAAGCGTCCAAAATTTCAACATATGATAGGTCTTGCTAAATCCAAAGATCACCCATTTGATGTTATACTTGTATGGAAATACTCCAGATTCGCCAGGAATCAAGAAGAAAGTGTTTTATATAAATCTTTGTTAAAGAGAAACGGCATTGATGTGATAAGCATTACTGAACCTTTAATTGAAGGTCCATTCGGAACTCTTATTGAACGTATAATCGAATGGATGGATGAATATTATTCGATTCGTCTTTCTGGCGAAGTTATAAGAGGCATGTCCGAAAAAGCCTTAAGAGGTGGTTATCAATCTGCTTGTCCTCTTGGTTATAATTCGACTTCTACCGGTCAACCTCCTGTTATTAATCCCGTTGAAGCTGATATTGTACGTAAGATTTATAATCAATATGTTTACGAAGGTATGTCTATGTTTCAGATTGCAATACAATTAAATGCTTTAGGTATTAAAACTAGACAAGGTAGTAAATTTCAGCGTCGAACCATTCAATACATACTAGATAATCCTTTTTATCATGGTTTTGTTAGGTGGAATAGACAGAATCATTCTAGTAACAGCATCAAATCAGAGGATGAATGGATTATTACTAAGGGTACTCATGAATCTTTGATTTCTGATGAATTATTTTCTTTAGCTCAAGATCGTATGAAAACTGAATACGCTCCTAGAAAAGCAAGACCTGTAACAGAGTATAAGCACTGGCTATCAGGTATAATGCGTTGTGCTTATTGTGGTAAGGCATTAGTTGCTTCTTCATCTCGTAACCCTGAAATATTTAATTTTCAATGCAGTAGTTATTCTAAGGGGTTGTGTAAGTCAAACTGTGTTACTAGCAAAAAGATTGTTCCTGGTGTGATTGGGTATTTTGAAAAGGTTCTTGCCTCTGGCCATGTCGAATACTCCGTTAAAAGCAATAACAACGATATCGACTTATCTCTTTTAAAACAACAACTTTCTAAGCTGGATTCGAAAGAAGAGAGAATCAGAACGGCATATATTAATGGTATAGATACTATAGAAGAGTATAAAAAGAGCAAAGAGCTCATATCTATAGAGCGTGAATCAATTCAGAATCAATTAGATGAATTACAACAAGTTTCTCTGCAAGATCATAAGCCCGAAATGCTAAGCCGCATTCAAGAAGTTTATAACATCATTACAGATGACTCCATCGATATGCTGACAAAGAATAAAGCTATGAAGTCTGTTGTTGAGTATATAACTTACAATAAAGATGAATCTGCTATAGATATATACTTTTATTTTTTTTGA